AAATATCGATGGTGGTGATCTTACTACCAACCAAGCAACGTTTAATTTGTTGAACACAAACGCAACTACAATTAATGCGTTTGGTACAGCTACTGCAATTAATATTGGTGCATCTGGTGCTCATACCACAACTTTAGGTTCTGCAACCTTAGTTGGTACACAGGCAACTCAGAATGTATTTAATGCAACTGCTACTACGGTAAATGCATTTGGTGCTGGTACTGATATCAACATCGGTGCATCTGGTGCTGGTGCAACTACTTTCGGTAACAACACCGTTGATGGTACTGAAACCACACAGAACGTCTTTAATACTACTGCTACTACAGTTAACGCCTTCGGTGCAGCAACTGCAGTAAACATGGGTGCAAACTCTGGTACGATGACAATCGGTAATCCGACTGTTGTTGGTACACAGGCAACTCAAAATCTCTACAATACAACTGCAACCACCGTCAATGCTTTCGGTGCTGCAACTGCAATTGATATCGGTGCTGCAACTGGTACTACAAGTATTAATAATAACCTTGATGTTGACCTTGATCTGAATGTTGATGGTGGAGACATCACAACTAATCAAACATCATTCAACCTATTAAACACCACTGCAACTACAGTCAATGCATTTGGTGCTGCAACCACTGTAAATCTCGGTACTGCAAGTACCATGTTGGATCTGGGTCATATCCGCATCCAAGGTAACGAGATTTCTACAGATAACACCAACGCACAGGATCTGGTCCTCGATCCATTCCCTGATGCTGGTGATGCAGGTGGTAACGTTATCATCCGTGGTAATCTCCAAGTTGCTGGTACAACTACAACCGTTAACTCGACTGAGATGTCTGTTAACGATCCAGTCTTCACGATTGGTGATACAGTTTCTGAAAAGACTGTAACCACTGCAGCATCTTCTGGTGCTACAACTCTCTTGATTGACAATCCTTCTTCGATTGTTGAAGGTGCATCGATCACTGGTACTGGTATTGCAAACAGCACAACGATTTCTAACGTTAGAATTTCATTCCACGTTTCCCAGAACTTCGGTTCTGCTCCTTCTGCTGGTGCAACTCTGTACTTCTATGATGGTACTTCTTTCGCTGAGATCGGTACTTTCGTTTCTCAGACTGCATCTGAAGTAACCATTGACCTCGCCTCGAACATCTCTACTCGCGGTGACGATTTCTACAATGGTAATTCACTTTCTAGTGTTGGTACTGGTACTCCAGCTGGTGCTCAACTTGCTTCCATTACTAAGGTAAATACTAAGGTATTCAACACTACAACAATCACTCTTTCTGCAGGTACAACTGCTGGAATCAGTGCTGAAGCAAAAGTTACCATCAGTCAAGCGTCTGATGATAACATGGACCGTGGTATTCAGTTCAAATATCTGGATGGCACTTCCTCCAAACTAGGTTTCTTCGGTTATGACGAAACCACTACTACAGAATCTGAGAAGTACTTCACTTACGTCCCAGATGCTACTAACAACGCTAATGTGTTCACTGGAACCAGAGGTGCTGCATGGTTCAAGACCGTCAAACTCGATGATGGTATTCAGAATGGTGTTGCGTTCTTTGATCAGTACAACAGAATCACAAGAACTGTTGCTGCTGGATCTGCGGACCAAGACACTTCTAATCAACTACTGACTGTCACCAGTAGTGGTGTTCCAGTCTGGACAACTACATTTGATGGTGGCACATACTGATAAATTGGAGTAATTATGAATCCTGATGAAGCGAATGCGCTCATGCAAGTCATGAGCAACAAAATTAATCAATTGACACAGCAAAATCTAATGTTCGAGTCTAAGATCATGTATCTCAATAAACTCGTACAAGATTTACAACCTAAACCTGAAACATCTGAAGAAGATTCTTACACCACGGAAGAATAATGGCAAAACCAAGTAGTAGATCCACATTAAAAGAATACTGCTTGAGGCAGCTGGGTAAACCTGTCATTGAGATCAACGTTGACGATGATCAAGTTGAAGATCTCATTGACGATACCCTTCAGTTGTTTAATGAGAGGACATATAATGGTGCAGAGAGAATGTACCTTAAGTACAAACTAACTGCAGAAGACATCACAAATGGTGGCGGGGGCAGTGGAAACGCTGGAAGAAATGTAACCACTACTGCAACAGATACAAACTCTGGTGCAGCTGGTACTTCCAGAACTTTAGAATTTGAAGAGGGTAGAGGATATTTAACTCTACCCGATCATGTTCTTGGCGTAGAAGGGATCAAAAAGATCTCTAATACAATGGTCAACAACATGTTCGGTTTTAGATATCAGTTCTTCTTGAATGATTTCTATAACTTCTATGCATATGATATCCTTAACATGGAAATCACAATGCAGTATCTGGAAACACTAGATTTCCTGATCGAAGGTAATAAAGATATTAGATATAATAAAGTACAGAATAGACTTTACTTAGATATCGATTGGGATCTTGCTCAAGCAGATGATTATATTATTATTGACTGTTATAGAGCCCTAGATCCTGCTGCATTCACTAAAGTCTATAATGAAATTTTTGTCAAAAAATATCTCACATCTCTAATCAAGAGACAGTGGGGACAGAATCTAATTAAGTTCCAGGGAATTAAAATGCCTGGTGGCGTGGAGTTCAATGGTAGACAGATTTATGATGATGCTGTCAGTGAGTTACAGGCACTGGAAGAGAAGATGTCCAGTACATACGAATTACCACCTCTAGATTTCGTAGGATGATATGGCTAAGAACGTATTTTTCTCGCAAGGGACTCGAACAGAACAACTACTCTATGAAGATCTAATCATTGAGTCGGTAAAAATCTATGGTCAGGATGTTTATTACCTACCTAGAGAGATGGTAACAACAGATAGACTCTTCAGAGAAGACGTTCTTTCTAAGTTTGATGAGAATTATCTCATCGAAATGTATTTACAAAACTATGATGGTTTCCAGGGAGATGGTACTCTCCTCTCCAAGTTTGGTGTCAGGATTTCTGAAGAGGCAACCTTCGTAGTTTCTAGACGTAGATGGGAAGATTTAGTACAAGCAAAATCTAACAATTTGGTGACGACGGAAAGACCAAATGAAGGTGATGCAATTTACTTCCCTCTTACACAACAATTATTCCAAATCAAATTTGTAGAGAACGAAACACCTCTGAGACCTTTAGGTGACGTTCCTATCTTTACTATCACATGTGAACTCATGGAGTTTGCTGATGAAAGACTTGAGACTGGTGTCGATGAGATCGATAAGATTGCTGCAGAAGTTGCATACTCTATTGTCCACAAGTGGGTTCGTGGTATCAAGTACATTAGAATGATCAACCAGGGTACTGGTTATGGAGGAAATACCACAGTCAGTATTGGTAGTGTAACTGGTGCTATTGCTCCAACTACAGTTGTACCAACAATTACAAATACAAGAGTATCTGAAATTAGTATTTCTAATCCAGGTCAAGGTTACACAACTACTGCACCTGCAATTTCAATTACGGGAACAGGAACTGGTGCTACTGCAGAGGCAATCTTAACTGCTGGTGGTACATTTAAGTTTGGTGAAACTGTTCATGGAACAAAGTTTACAGCAGATGTTGCAAACAATAGTGTTTCTACATCATATACTCTAAACAATAGTTTCACTATTAGAAGAGCTGGTACTGGTTATACAACTGCACCAACAGTCAAAATTGCAGCTCCAGATGCTGTAGATGCAAAAGGAACTGCAACATTGCAGAATGGTATTGTAACAGCTTTAGAGATTGTCAATAATGGTACTGGTATTGCAAGTACTTTAACAAACATTCCCACAACAGGTGGTTCTGGTACTGGATTAAGAGTAGACATTACTGCAGATGCAAATGGTGATGTTACTGCGGTTTCAATTAATGGAACAAATGATGGTATCAACTATGTTGTTGGTGATGTAGTAACGGTTGCTCTTGCTGGTGTTACAGATCAACCAACATTTAGAATTACCGCAATAACTTCGGATGTAAATTCCATTGCAGTTACTACTGCTGGCACTGGTTATACTTCCGCTCCTACTGTTACTCTTTCTGCTCCACCTACAGGTGGTACACAAGCAACTGCCTCGGCAGTTATTTCTGGAGGAACTGTTACTGCTATTAATGTTGGTAATAGAGGTCTTGGTTATACCGAAGTTCCAACAGTAACTATTGCTCCTCCCACAAGAACACAAGCAACCGCTACAACAGTTATTACTAATGGTACTGTCACTGCGGTCAACGTACAAAATACAGGTGGTGGATATACCACACCACCTAGAATTACAATTGCTCCTTCTCCAAGTGAACCTAAGGGTAAAGTTGCGAGATATGATGTTACCAATAAAGAACTTGAATTGATTGATATTGTTGGTAGTTTCTCAGACGATGATACTTTAATTGGTGAAACTAGTGGGGCTGAAACTGTGATAGATAGCTTTAGTTCTATAGAAATTGAAAATGCCTTAACCGCTTCGGAGAACAAATACTTTGAAGATCAAGGAGATAATGTTCTTGATTGGACAGAATCTAATCCGTTCGGTGAATTTGGCAATCAAACAGGAAGCTTCTGATGTTAGGTACACATTTTTATCACGAAATTATTAGAAAGACCATTATTGGTTTTGGTACTCTGTTCAACAATGTTGAACTACAGAGGACTGATAGTGCTGGTAATGTAACTCAAACAACTAAGGTTCCTTTGAATTACGGACCTAGAGAAAAGTTTCTTGCTCGTATTGAAGCAGAACCAGATCTTGATGGTCGTGCAGAGACTCAAATTACATTACCTAGAATGTCATTTGAGATGAAAGGTATTCAATATGATCCTTCCAGAAAGCTGGGTCCTATCCAGTTATGTAATGCAAAAAAGGAAGGAGACACAAAAAAGACTTATTCCACATATTCTCCAGTACCATATAACATTGAATTTGAACTGAATATCCTTAGTAAAAACAACGAGGATTCTGTTCAAATCTTGGAACAGATTCTTCCATATTTTCAACCAGTATTTAATATTACAATTAATCTCATCTCTAAGATGAGTGAAAAGAAAGACATTCCAATTGTATTGAATAGTGTCGGCATTCAAGATGATTATGAAGCAGATTTTCTTACTAGAAGAACTCTAATTCACACTTTAAATTTTACAGCTAAATCATACCTCTACGGTCCTGTTACAACTGCAGACGTTATCAGAAAGGTCAACGTCGATATCAGTGCGGCTATGGAAACTGGATCGAGATATGTCAGATACAGTGCAACACCTGCTGCAAAGATAGACCAAAACAGAGATGGTTCAGCAATTCCTTTCTCTGCATTCAATGTTTCTAGTAA